GGGTCAGGGTGACGGAGTTGGCCACGAGATAGACCGCCTGAAGGGGGATGAAGGCGCCGCCCAGGTCGCCTGGATCGGGCGGCGGCACGATGACGAGCACGCCCGCCTCGATGCGCCGCCCCATGCCCCACGGCAGCCAGGCCAGCGTGTCGGCGTTGGGCGACAGCGTCCACGGCGCGGACAGCGCGACGGCCAGCGGCCGGAAGGCCTGCAGGCCCACGCCGGCCACGCCGCGCGCGAGGTCCGCATGGGCCGACACGCCCCACGGAATCGCCCACCACAGGGCCAGGCGCTGCAGCAGGGCCGGGGCGTCGAGCCGCCCCTCCGTGTCGGCGCGCTGCGACACGATCCACGGCGCCCGCCAGGGCGCCATATCGCTGCGCTGGCTGGGGCCCCACGGCGCGCGGGCCACCGGGTCGGCGGCCTGCGGCGTGGGCCACGGCGCCGTCTGGCCCAGCCCGGCCGGCAGCGCCGCGGCCCACGGCAGGCGCGGGGCCGGATCGGGCGAAGCCGGAGTCGGCCATGGCACGCGGCGCTCGTCGGCCTGCGCGGCGCTGCCCGCCCAGCGCGTGGAGGTTTCGGCGGCGAGGCGCGGCACCGGGCGTCACGCCGTCAATCGATGTCGCCACGGGTGGCGAGGTCGAAGGAATCGCCCGACAGCGAGGCCCCGCCGAGCACCGTCCGCGCGATCCAGATCGGGTAGTTGGCGCCCACCGTGTTGAAGCGCAGGACATTGCCGATCGCCCAGCCGCCGGCGCCCCAGCCGCCCGGCTGAAGCGTGAAGTAGGCCACCCCGGAGAGCGGGTTGACCGGCGCAATCGTGGCGGTGGCGTTGAAGCTGCCGATGAGGCCCAGCCCCTCGCCGTAGATCGACACCGTGAGCGGCGACAGCGCGGTGACCTGGGCGCGCCAGCGCTCCTTGATCGCCCCCGCATTGGTCACGGCGATGGGGTATTGCAGATCGTTGTACTGCCCCGCCGCCTCGTTGCCGATCAGCGCATCGGACCACACGCTGGTCCACGTCGCCTGATCAAACAGCTTTTCGACGCGGGCTGCCAGGTCGCCGGCCAGCAGCGCGGTCGAGAGGTAGGCGCCCGACGACGGATAAGCATGGGTCAGCGGCGCAGCGAGGCTCACCGCGCCGTTGATCTGCACATCTGACACCAGCGCCATATCCTCGATGCGGTGGCGCAGCGCCAGCGGCTGGGTGTAGCCGGAGAGGTCCAGCGGGGTGGCCAGCGTCACCGTGCCGGCAGCGAGGTCGCGGGTATAGAGCGCGTCGGGGATGCGCTGGCCGGTGGCGTCGCGCAGTTCGAGCAGGCTGCAGCCGGTGCGCCCGGCGCTCACCGTGCTGCCGGCGGTCGCAGGGTTGGTCAGCGTGACGGTGCCGGTATGGTGGACTACCGCCACATCGCCGGGGCGCACCACGGGCACGCGACCATCGGAAGGCAGCCGTACCGGATCGAGACCGAGAATGGAGGCGTCAAGCGGCAGGTTGGAGAGCACCACGCAGCTATAGCGGATCGTGCTGGGGAATACCTCCTTGCGCACCCATTCTCCGCTGACCAGATCGCCGAACTCGACATGCGCCACGCCGGTCAGGCTCTTGACCGTGCCGCGTACATGGCTGCCGGTGATGACGCCATTGGTGTCGGAGGTGCCGCTGCACAGCGTGCCATCCAGCGCGTAGGCCTGCACATACAGCGAGCCGGGGCGCAGCGGGCTGCCGGCGGTGCGAAAGGCAATCTCGGTGGTGGTGAATTCGCCGTAGGTAGTGAGGCAGGCGGCTACGGGCGTGCCGCTGTTGCGGCCGATGTTGCCGTAGGTCGCCGCGGTGATGCGCACCTCGCCGGTGTCGTAATTGATGGTTCCGGCCTCGCTGGCGGCCGCCGTCGAGGTGCTGAAGGCGCGGTACAGCTTGCCGCCGCGGTCGATGTACTTGTCGGCGAAAAAATCCAGATAGACGCTGCCCGGCACCACGGCTTGTGCGGTCGTGGTGGTCAGATCGTAGGTGAGGCCGAGCGTGGAGACCGCCAGGGTTTCAGTTTTGGCGCTGTAGGTGCTCGCCGCGGCTTTGCTCGAAATGGTGAAGTCGCCAATCAGCGGCGCCACAGCGACCGCGGTATTGAGCCACACCATACTGCTAAAGCCCCCGTAGCTGTAGCCCTTGACCCCGACGGACGACAGCGTGACCGCGCCGGAGCTGTAATTGATGGTGCCGACCTGCTGCCCGGCCAGCCACCATCGGTACCACGACCAGCCGCTGCCGCCGTTGCCGGCCAGCGTGATGAGGTTGCCGGCGCCGTCATCGACCACGGTGGCCTGATAGGACACCTCCGACACACCCATATTGAGCGGGAACGTCATCCGAAAACTTTTCGGGGCGATGCTGGTCCGGCCGCAGTTGAACGCCGTCGGCGTCGTCACGGCCAGCGTGTCGGTGGTCACCAGCGGCGTAGCGCCTGACGGCAGCTCCTGCTGATACTCAACCGTCACCGTCATGTCCGTGCCCGGGAAAATCCCGCCCTGGTTGTCATTTTGCCCGTACTGCAACACGATCTCGCCGGTTACATAGTTAATGGTGCCGGGCGTGGCGCCGGCATTGCTCGGCGTTAGCGTGCCGGTGCCGGTCGGGTCGGTATAGGTCCTTTCCGGGTCGCCCACATAGGCGCGCCAGCGCACCGTCACCGATCCGGGCTTGACCGGAGCATTGGCCAGCGGGATGCGCAGTTGCCATCCGCGCGTCGGGTTGTCGGCGCTGCCGCCGGCGCGCATCGTGAAATGCACCGTCGACGCCCACGTGAAGATCACCTCGGAATCCACGTCAGGCAGCGCGCCGAGCGTCACCACGACGGCGCCGGACGCATACGCCACCGAGCCGGTGCCCTCGGCCGCGCTGGCGCCGACCAGCAGGCCCGCGCCGTTGTCGCGCAGTCGATACCACTTGCCGAGCGCGCGGTAATCGACCACTACGGCGCCCACCCCCGGCAGGGGGTTGAGGGTCTGGTTATAGACCAGCCCGCGGGTGCCCAGCGTGACCGGCACGCCGACGGTGTGCGACTGGGTGGCCACCTGCACCGCGGGGGTATAGGTGACCGTTGCTGAGGTGGCGTTTCCGGAACTTTGCGGCGCGTAGGTCATCGTCACCGCGCCGGTGGCGTAGTCAATGCTGCCGGTGGTGCCATAGTCGCCGGTGATCTTGCCGGCGCCGTCATCCTGAATGTTGCCGGTAAAGCGGAAGGTACCCGGCAGCACGCCGGTAGGCAGATAGCGCGTCGCAGTTTGACCAGCCACCCACAGCGCCACCCAGCTAAACGACATCGACGGCCCCGACGCCACCAGGGCGCCCGCGCCCGACACCTGCACCATGCTCACCGAGGTCTCGCGCTGGGTGCTTGGCACCAGCGGGGCGTAGATCGTCGCCAGCTTGACCGCCAGATCGCCGGCCAGTGCCGCCTCGGTCAGCGGCTGGATGCCGTAGTAGCGCGACGAGTCGGCCACCTGGGTATCACGCACCTTGGTGGGCGCGCCGTCACCGCTGTAGCGGCTCGGCTCGGCGCCGACGAAGGTCTGGATCAGCGGCGTGGTGACCTTCACCGCAATCACCCGCCGCGCAAAATCGCCGGCCGTGTCGGTGAAGGTGCGCACCTCATGGGACACCTCATCGATGCGCAGATACTGCTGCACGGCCGCATAGCCCGCGGCCTCGACGGACAGGCACAGCACCTGCCCCACGTCGGGCAGCGGCTCATCGGTGCGCTGGTACAGCAGCAGCGCACGCTGGCCCACGACCTGGCTACCGTAGAGGCGCATCCGCGACAGCGGGCCGGCCACCACATAGCTTTCGATGCGATCCCTCGCGGCGCTGCGGTCGTCGAAGTGGCTGCCGGTCGAGAACAGCACGCAGCCGATCAGCGCATTGTCCGGGCCGTCGGTGATGATGGTGTGCGCCCCGCCGTAGGTCTCGGTCAGCGCGGACTGCACCGCAGCGTAGATCTTGCGCAGATTGACGCGGCCATATACCGCGTCGAGTCGCGAGACCTTCGGGAACACCGAGCCGGCCACCCCGTCGGGCACCACGGTGCTGGTCATGCGCCCGCCACCGTCGGCGGCGTCGCTCATGCGTTCGGATTTGAGGAGCTTGATGTCGCTGGCGAGGATGGTCATTTACGCGGTCCGGGTCATCAGTTTGAGGGTGATGTAGTGCAGCCAGTCGGCCGGCGGGTTGGCCAGTTCGAACAGCGGGCGGGCCGTAAAGGCCGGCGGCTCGTGGTGGCGCATGTACACCGGGTAGGCGGTGCCGGCGAGGGTCACCGTGAGCGGCAGGCCGGGCTGCTCGGCCCAGGCCTGCAGCGCGTCGCACACCGAGCGCGGCACCAGCGCGCGCTGCTCGTGGCCCTGCAGGGTGATCGGGCGGCCGGCCGTCATCGTCGCGGTCTGCACGATCAGCGCGCCGGTGAGCCCGCGGCTCACGCTCTGCGCCACCGGCGACCACGCCAGGCGGTCCGGCCAGTCCAGCCCGCCGGGCAGGTTGACGGAGGTCAGGCCGTCGGTCAGGGTGATGAGGCTCATGGGGCAATCACGGCCGGGCCAGCCCGGCCTCCTCGAGGACCCGCAGCAGCGCGTCGGCGCTGGCCTGGTCCGTTACTTTGATGGGGGTGGACTTGCCGCCGAGGTTCAGATTAACGGTGTAGCTGTTGCGCGAACCCCAGAAGGGGGCGGCGTCGGGCGGGGGGCTGCTGCCAGCCTTGCTGCGCGAGCGGCGCTGCACCTCGGCGGCAGTCTCTAAGGCAGCGCCCTCTTCGGCGGCGCGGGAGTTGAAGCCGCTGAGGCTCGAGCTATACCGGCCGTCGGCGCGGGCCTTGTTGTAGTAGTAGGCAAACAGCTGGCCGAACATCTGCGCCTGCTCGGGGGTGGCGGTGTGCTGCGCGGCCAGGCTATTGAGGTCCGGCCCGACGGTGAGGACGTTGCCGGCCGCATCGCGCGCCCAGCCGTCGCGCACCGCGGCCGCCTCGGTGGCCACCCGCGACAGCGACGCGGAGGCCGAATCCATGCTGTCGGTGATCGTCTGCCCGGCGGCGCGGCCGGCATCGGCAACCTTGTACATCTCCTCCTGCAGGCGCAGCACATCGGGCAGGATGCCGCCGTTGGCGGCCTTGGCCGCTTCGGCGTATTTGCCCCAGGCGGCTTGCAGCTCGGCGAGGGTGCCGCCGTTGCTCTTGATGTAGTCGAAGGCCTCACGGGCGGATTTTTCGGTGTCCTGCAGGGCTTCGCGGGATTTCAGGCCCAGCGTGGTGAAGGCCTCGGCCAAGCTGTTGATGCCGGGCTTGACCTCGTCGAGGTGGGTCTTGGCTTTCTGCAGGCCTTCGGCGAGGCGGTCGCCGGTGACCAGGCCGGCATTGCCGAGCTCCACCCAACGATCAAGCACCGCCTTGGCCGCGGCTTCGGTAGTGGCGGCCTTGCCGGCCTGGTCGAGGCTGGCAGCCAGCGCAATGCCGACGTTCACGCCCTGCTTGCGCAAGTCATCAACGCGGCCGGCGAGCACGTCGAAATCGTTGATGGCGCGCTGCGCGGCGGTGTTGACGCTGCCGGCCAGTTCGCCGGCGTCTTTGCCGGTGCGGCGCAGCGCTTCGCCGAGCTGGGCATCGAGCGCGGCGGCGAGGCGGCGGACACCCTGTTCGCTGCCGTCGAAGGCGGCGCGGGCCTGCACCTCGAACTTCATCAAATCCTGCCCGGCGAGGGCTTGCTGCCAGGCGGTGCGCACCTGCTCGGCGCTGATTTTGCCGCGCACGGCCAGCGCATCGAGCGCCGCGCCGGCATCGGTGATGCCTTTGACGTTGGAGAGGTCGAGATCCTTGCCGATCTTGCCCAGCGCTTCTGAGGTGCTGTTGCCCTTTTCAGTTAGATCGCCGAAGTCGGCGACCAGCTTCTTGGCCTCTTTGGAGAGGCCCAGCGCCTTGTCAGCGGCGAGCTGCTTTTTCTGGGCCAGCTCAGCGTTAGCGGCCGCCAGCTCGCGGGCAGCCTTGTCGGCGGCCTTCATCTGGCGCTCGTTGTCTTCGATGGCCTTGCCGTAGCCCATGGCCTTGGCGGCGGCCTCGCCGAGCCATTTGCCAATGTCGGCGAAGTTGGTGACCAGGAAGGCGAGGCTGAAGCCTTTGAGCAGGCTGAGCGCACCGGCCAGCCGCCCAGCGCCGACCGCCGCGGCATCGGCGGCGGCTGCGGCGCCGGCCTTGGCGCTGTTGTTGGCCAGCTGCGCGGCGGTGTTGGTGGCGGTGGCGGCAGTGTTGGCCACGGTGGCCGCGGTGTCGGCGGTTTTCGCGGCGGTCGCCGTGGCCACCGCGGCCTTGAGGCTGAGAAACTCGGCGGCGATGTTGTAGGCCTTCCAGCCCAGCCAGGCCTGGCCGGCGTTGATGAGGCCGGCGGCGACGCCGTCGAAGTTGTCGGCCAGGCTCTTGATGGCGCCGGCGGCGGCGGTGCTGGCGCCGGTGGATTGGTCGAGCTGGCCAATCCACACCTGCCATTGGGTGCTAAGTTCGGTGATGGCGCGGCCGATGGTCGGCGGCAGCCTGCCGAATTCGGTTTCAACGGCCTTGGCCTGGCCTTGCAGCCCCTTGATCACCGTTTCGCTGGAGAGCTGGCCGGCTTCGGCCATCTTGCGCAGTTCGCCGGTGGTGACGCCGAGGCCGTCGGCCAGCGCCTTGGCCAGGCGCGGGGACTGCTCCATGACGCTGTTGAACTCGTCGCCGCGCAGCACGCCGCCTTGCAGGCCCTGGATAAGCTGGGTGACGGCGGCCTCGGAGGCCTGCGCCGAGGCGCCGGAGAGCTGGATGGCCTGGTTGACGGTTTCGGTCAGACGCAGGGCGTCGGCCTGGCCCAGGCCCATCTGCTTGCCGGCATCGGCGAGCTTGATGAACAGCTGCCCGGTGGCTTCGAGCGAGGTGCCGGTGCGCAGCGCCACGTCCTGCACGCCTTCGAAGGCCTGGGTGAAGGCGGCGCCCTCGCCGACGGCCATCTTGATACGGGCGGTGAGATTGGCGTAGGCGTCGGCGGTGGCGGCGATGCCGGCCACCGCCCCGGTAGCGGCCTGCGCCGCCTCCCAGGCCAGGTAGGCGGCCCGCAGCTCGCCCAGCTGGGTGCTGATGGACTGCACCCCTTCGCGGATGTTGCGGTGCGCCGGGGTGGCCTTCTGCTCGGCACGCTGGGCGGCCAGCCCCACCTCATCCACGTCGGCGGCCGCGCGGCGCGCCCCGGCCCCGGCCGCCTCCAGCCCGTCCACCGACTGGCCCAGCGCATCGACCTTGTCGGCGCCGGTGACGCTGGCGGCAATCTTTACGGAGGCTTTCAGCTCGGCCATACTGCTATCGATCCCTCATCATTCATGAAACCCATGCGTTTCAAGCCCACGCACTTCAAGCCAGTCTCCACCGCGCTGCACCTGGCGCTGGCCGCCGTCGTGCTGTTCGGCTCGGGCATCGCTGCGCCGCGGCTCATGCTCGGCCTGCTGGCGCTGTCGGCGCTGCTGCTGGGGATTACCGTGGCGCGGGTCTTCCTGCGCCACTAACCCCCGCCCTACCCCCTTACGCCGCCGCCCGCGCCCGGAAGAACCCGCTGGTGCCCACGCCGGCCTTGGTGTCGTCGGACAGCACCTCGGCCTCCAGCTCGAGCGTGCCGAAATCATCGCCGAGCAGGTCGAAGGCCTTGGCCGGCGAGAACTTGACGCGCCAGGCTTCGACCAGCTGGGCCTTGCCGCTGTCGGCTTCGTTGAGGCCGTCGAAGACCATGTAATACTCGTTCGCCGCGGCGGTCAGCGCCTCGACCAGGTTGTCGGGCAGCGGGGTGTAATCGACGGTGATGTTGTCGCCGGCGGTCAGCCCGGCGGCGTTGGGCAGGATGTAGATCCCGGCGCGGCGCAGCTCGTAGTTGCCGGAGGCGGCAATCGTGGTGCCGCTCTTCTTCACCACCGGGGCCACGGTCAGGTTGGGCAGGCGGTTGAGCACCACCAGGCTGCCCAGCGCGATGCCGGCCTTGGCCTCGCCGGTGATCGCCGTCACCCCGGCGTTGGCGCTGGCCGTGCCGCGCAGCGCCAGCGCCAGGTTGTCGGCGCTGAACGAGTAGGCGGTCAGCGCCGCGGTCACCGAGGTGATCCGCTGCAGCGACTCTTTCGCGCCGCCGCCGGCCGATTCGTAATCCAGCTCCTTCTTGGTCTCCTGCTCGATATTGAACACCAGCTTGGAGCAGTTGCCGATGGCGGCCAGCGCCGCGCCGGCGACGCCGCGTTTTTGCAGATAGATGGTGCCTTTGCCGATGTAGCTACGGGTGGTGCTCATGAGGGTCTCCGCGGGGATGGGCCACCCGGAGCGGGCGGCGATGCGGGGGCATTCTCACGCGCGCGCGAAGGCGCGGAGAGGCCGAAGGGCTTCGGCCCTCTGCGCCGCACAGGCCACAACGCGGGCAAAACGCGGGCAAAAAAAGACCCGCACGGAGCGGGTCGAAGGCCTGCAGGAGACGAGGAGAAATCAGCCCGCGCCGCGCACCACGTGCTCGATGCGGAAGGCCAGCGGGAAGAGCAGGTGTGCTGGGGAATACTCGGGGCGCGGCGCGCTATCGAGGCGGAAGGCCTTGTAGCTGGCCACCTCGGGCTGCCAGCCCATCAGCGCGTCGAGCACGGCCTGGATCAGCGGGCCGGCGGCGTCGCGCACCGGCTCGCTGCCCGGCGCGCGGCCGGCGTGCTTGATGCTCAGCACCACCAGCCAGCGGTCCTCCACGCGGGCGGCGCTGGCGTCGTCGCTGCTCTGCACCACGCTGTAACCGCCGTACAGCACATAAGCGCAGGGCGCCGGCTTGCCGGCTTTGATCAGATCGCCAAACTCGGCCGCGCCATACACGCCGAGCAGGCCCGGCACCGTGGCCAGCCGCGCCACCAGGGCGGATTCGAGGGCCAGCATCACAAGCCCCCGCCGAACACTTTACGGCCCGCCTGCACCACCTCGGCCAGCCCGGAGGGCGCCGAGGCGGCCGCATCCTGGGCGCCGACCGACAGCCGCACGCGGCCGGCGGCGATGGCGCCGAGCAGCGCCACGGCCTCGTCGCGGCGGGCCTTGACGATGTCGGGCGCCGCATCCACGTACAGCGCATAGCGCGCCAGATCGCAGCACAGCGTGACCAGCAGCGCCGGCACGGCCCCGAGCGGCAGCGTGTAACGGCTGGCCAGGTAGCCATCAATCAGCGCCGAGGCATCGTCCAGGGCCCGGCCCACCGTGGCCGCGTCGTAGGCGCCGGTGTGGGCGAGGTCGGTCTGCTGGATCAGCTCGGCGGAGCCGTAGCGGGTGATGAGGTCGGTAGGGGTGGCGTAGGGCATCAGGGCTCCTGGGGGGATGCGGCGGGGAGATCCAGCGTCCGCCACGTGCCGAGGCGGGCATCGAGGCCCCGGCCGTTGTTGTAAAGGTCGGTCATTTCTTGGCGCGTGTGTCCGAGCAGCGTCTGGGTATCGACACCCTGGGCGCGGTACTCGCGCTCCGACAGGCTGCGCAGCTCGTGCAGCGATGCCGGGGCGCCGTCCCCCTGATGCAGCCCCAGCGCGCCCTCCCGGGCGGCCTCGAAGCGCCAGCTGGCCGACGGGGCAGACAGGGCCTGCCCCGTGCTCTTGCGGATCAACAGCGCCGCGGCATCGACCGGGCCGGCGCGGCCGTACTGCCGGCAGGCGTCAAGCGCCTCGCCGATGGATACGCCCAGGGCGGCCAGGCGCAGCGCACAGGGCAGCGCCAGCCGGGCGCCGGTCTTTTGCTGTACGACGTGCAAGTGCCCGTCCCACACGTCGGCAAAACGCATGGCGAGCAAATCCCCCCGGCGCTGCCCCGTAACCACAGCGAGCACGAACAGCCGGGCGCACCAGGGCGGCTGGTGGGCCACCGACCAGGTGTGGATCTGCCGGAACTCCTCGAGGGCCAGCCGACGGCGGGCCACCCGCACGCGCGGAGGGCGCACCGCGGAGGCCGGGTTGCGCTCGATCCAGCCGTTGAGCATGGCCTCGTTGAGCATGTCGCGCAGCTCGGTGAGGGTGCGCTTTGCCGCGACGGGGTGCGCCTTTGCAATGTCGCCGATCACGGCGCCGATCTCGTGCGGCAGGATCGCCCCGATCCGGCGATCTCCCAGCGCCTCGACGATGCGGCGGATGTACGCGCGGCGGTTAGCCAGCGTTTTGGCCTGCAGCGGCCGGCTGGCGACGATCTCGCCGTAGGTGTCCGCCCACTCACCCAGGGTGCGATACCGCGGGACAAAGCGGCCGAGGGTTGATGAGAGGATGGACACGCGGGCTCCTGTGAAAAGCCCGGCCAGGCCGGGCTATGGGCGCGATGCGCGCAACGGGGGTTAGATCAGCCGAGGTACTTCATGACCGCCCACAGCGCATCACCGATCTGCTGATAGCCCGACGTTGCGGGATGCACTCCGTTGTTCTGGCGAGTCGAATTCACCGTGCTGCGACTGTTCACCGGAGCCGAGGCGGCGATGTTCATGTTGTTGACGGTATCCAGAGCAGTATTGGTCGGGACGAGATAGATTCGGTTCGCCTCCTGCCCCTTGTACTTTGCGATCGCCTGACGTGCCCAGATCAGCATGTTCCGCTTGATGCGCCAGAGGGTTTGGTTCACGCCGTAGTTCGCCCCGAATGCGTCTTGATCCGAGCTGGGCGGCGTTGGGATCATGATTCCCACCTTCACCCCCGCACCAGCCGCTTTGATGCTTGCATTCAACACGTCGAGCTTGACGAATGCTGCATCTGCAAACGCGGAGCATGCGGCATCGTCGGTCTGGCCGAAGCAGTCATTGATCCCGAGCCCGATAAACACCCAGTTCGGAACCGCAATGCCGTTGTTCGTCAGGTACTGCGGGAAATTAACTGCGCCGCCGATCCAGAACGGATTGCCAGGTGCTGTGGTGCTCGCCGTAAAGGTGATAGTGGCATCACCAGCGGTTCCGTTCGACTTCGTGAGTGTGCCGGATGCCAGCGGGGCACCACCGTTTACCACGCTGCAGCGGATGGTCCCGGCGCCGCCTGACAGCGAAACGCTCTGCACCCGGTAGGTGCTGCCGTTGTGCGTGTACTCGGTCGCGGTGATGGCCGGCGCCGTCGTCACGCCCGATACCGTGAAATCGTAGTAGGTCGGCCCGGCGGTGGTGTAGTTATCCACCGTCCATCCACCACGGCCCTCATGCTTGTTCGAGCCCGTCCCCTGGGTGCCAAGCAGTGTCACGCCCATCACGTCACCACCCGCGGCGATGTCAAGCAGCGTCTGGGTGATCACGCCAGCATTGACGAGGCTATCACCAATCACCAGCACCCCTTTGTTAGTCCCACTTTGGGCGGTGCTTGCTGCTGCCCGAATATCGGCCGTTTTGCTGGCCAATTTCACCCCGCTGCGCGGGTTGTAGGCGTCGATGGTAATGGTCCCCGTCGTGAGGGCCGCACTGGGCGTCCAGGTGAAGCGCTCATTTTGCTGCACCCCAACGTTGCCCGTTGTGGTGACATCATGGTCCCAAAGCCGCGACGCACCAACGTGAAGGTTGTCAAAATACACATTGCATTCACGCCCTTGCACTGCATAGATCGTCGGCGGCAGCACCATCTCGGGATAGGGAACAGCCATTGCGGCCAGGGCTTCGGCAAAGGACAGCCCAGGGCCAGAGTAGGAGCGGGCTTCAACGGGGCTGGTCAGCAGCAAGTGCTGGAAGCCGAGGCGCGCATTGCTACCCGCGGTGGTGGCAACCCATGCCCCGGTAATGGGATCGGCCGAAGACAGGCAGTAGTAGGACTGGAGGAGACTGTTGCTCTGGGCCGCCCGCGGCTCGCCACACGACGCCGCAGCACCGGCCGAATTGCGGGCATAGACGCTGATCATGTACTCGCCGCCGCTGAAGTCTGCATCGGTCAGCGTCTTGACTGCGCCGGTAGCAGGATCCTTGAGCAGAATTACGACATCATTCAGGGTGTCCGCTGCTTCATTCACAATCGACGAACCGACTGCCACAACGGGAGCCCCTGCATTGAAGGAATTCGCACCAGTGCGAATCACAACATTGAGGGTCGACCAGCGCGAACTGGCGAGCGTAGCAGTGCGCGCGATCTGGCGAATGCGGATCGCGTTAAACGACACACCGGCGGGCGTGTAGCGCTCCCCCCAGCCAGTAAAGACGAGGTCGCGGGGCTGAGTGGTCGGGCTCGTGGCATCAAGCCTCAGCGTGAGCGTCGAGTACGAGACCACGGTCTGCGTAGAGAATGCAGCAGCGGTCATCGTCTCCAGCGCGGAAATACGCGGAACGGTGGTCGGATCGGCGGCGCCACCGAGATTCCAGCCGAAGTCTGCGGGGTCAAGCGAAGTTCCGTCGCGCGGATCAATCAGATTTAGACTCACCCCATCCGGGGAAGCCTTAGCCGTCACCGGCAGCCCCAGCACATTGCCGCTTGCATCCTCGATGCCGATCAGCGTCCCGTCGCGCACGCGCAGCATGGCCGGGACGCGGGCTTCGTCGACGGCGA